GCGTGCGACGGTGGATGGACGGCGGGTGGCGATCGAGCGATGGAACTCGACCTTCCAGGCGATCGAAGTGCCGGCCGGGGCGCACAGGGTGCAGTTCCTGTTCCGGCCGGCGAGTGCGGAGATCGGGGGCGCAATCAGCTTGGCGGCCCTGGTGGGACTGGCTTTCGTGATTGGGGCCGACTTTCGCGCGCGACGTTTGCCGCGCGCGGGCTCAAGGCCGTGTGCGGCCGAGTTGCAGTTCGAAACCATTGGTTCAGGTGTCAAGGATTAGTGAAAGCTCAGGTGGCTAACCCAACAACGTCGCTTGGCCGAAAACAGTCCGCTCGAACTTGGGGGCCAGCACGAATGTTTCCACTTCGGCCCATACGCGCGAACCGCAAGGAATACCGCTTCACCGTGGAGCAGTTCATTGCTGACGTGGGAATTCCTTATTAGGTTGTATTGGCGGTGCCCCGGGCTAAACTGGAATTTAGCACCCTCCTGTCTCGCAGGCGCTGGTGTTTGTTGCCCAGTTGCGCCGTTCCGCCCGCTGGCATACGATGATCGTGGGCCGTGTGGGACAGGCCCTCATACCGAAGCGATAGCATCCCGCCACTTTTTCCGCGCACTCTCCGTGCGCGCATCCAGGTTCTTCAACTGCAAACCTCAGCCAAATGAAGCTCGCCTTCCATTCGCGGGTCGCGATCACGAGCACGATGGGCCAGCACATTCGCTACGTTCCATCGGCTCTCGCGTCGGCTATGATTCGCAGCGGTGCGGCCCTGCCAGACCAAGCGGCGGGTCGCATCCGCAATGTCGTGTTGGTCAGCACCGCCACCACCTCGGCTGTGCGGATCGGTGAGCCGAGCGGTCCATCGCTTGGTGTGCGGTTCACACGCTGGCGCAGGCTGGAGGAATCGGCATCACGCATCATCGAACATCATCCGCGCTGCACGTATGACAACGAGTGAGCGATGCCGCAGGGCGCACACCACGAGTGCCGTTACCCGCGCTGCCGCAACTATGCAGGGCGCAATGGATTCTGTCGTGAGCACGGCCCCGGCAGCATTCGACCACCCGCGCGGTCAGACCTCACGCCAGCGAACAAGCGGTTCCGGCAACTGCGGCACTCGTTCCTGGTGCGGCACCCGGTCTGCAACGGTTGCCATCGCGAGCCCGCGACAGTGCTCGACCACCGCATCCCGCACCGTGGCGATCCTGATCTGTTCTGGGACCAACGCAACTGGCAAGGACTGTGCGTCTCGTGTCACGGCCTCAAGACCGCATACGAGCTGTGGGGTAAGGGGAGGTGGCCGCTCGACCATGCGCCCCGGCCTTGAGATTTTCGCCGCCCCCGGCCTGAATTTCGATGCGCCCGCTCCGATGTTGCGTCCTGCGTCAGAGACGAGCGGCAAGACCGGTCGGTCTAGGTTCCTGCCCTTGTCTACCTTTCGCCGCTCGGACGGGCAGGCAGGGCGCAGCGGCTCTCATCCGGCCTCTGCGCCCGCACGACGTTGCTGCCGCGCGTCGGCCGAGGCCAGGGGGATGTCGAAAACATTTTCCGAACGCCGGAAATGCGCTCGCCGCTATTATTTTTGCGTCCGCAGTTCACGATTCGGGGGGCCTTCCTTGCCGGTGGCCCTCCAGGAGTTCGCCCAGGATGCGTCGTAAGACGGTTTCCTTGCCCTCTGAGGCCCTCCCGAGCGAGGGGCAGCGCCAATCAGACCACCCCCAGGAACTCGTGGCCCTCCACGAGCTTCGTCCGCATTCCAGGAACTACCGGCACCACCCTCCCGATCAGTTGGAACACATCAAGGCCAGCATCACCGAGCACGGCATCTACCGCAACATCGTGATCGCGCGGGATGGCACCATCCTCGCGGGCCACGGCGTGGCGCAGGCACTGGGCGAAATGGGCATCATGCAGGCCCCGGTGATCCGCCTGCCCATCGACCCCGAGAGCCCGCAGGCTCTGAAGGTGCTGGCGGGCGACAACGGCATCCCGCACCTGGGCGTCGTGGACGACCGCGCCTTCACGGAACTGCTCAAGGACATCGGGGAACTCGATACCCTGCTCGGCACCGGCTACGACGAAGCGATGCTGGCGAACCTGATCTTCGTCACGCGGGCCGAGATCGCGGACCACCAGGAATCCGCGGCCTGGGCCGAGGCGGGAATGCCCGACTACGAGAACGGCGTGCTGCCGTTCAAGCTCATCGTCAGCTTCCGCACCGCAGAGGACCGGGAGCGGTTCTGCGCGTCCGGTGGCGTGCGCGTCCAGCAGAAGGGACAGACGCCGACGGCGCCGTGGGTGACTTGGTGGCCGTACCGCGAAGCCGAGGACCTTGCCTCGCTTCGCTTCGAGAGGAGTGCGACATGAGGGTGAGGGCGACACGCCATCTGTCCTGGGCCGGGAAGCTGTACCTGCCCGGTGATGTCTTCGAGGTGAGCAACGTCGAGGCACGCGAACTACTGAACGACGAACTGGTGGAGCCGGTGCCCGACGAGGAGCAGTGCGAAGGCGAAGCCTGATGCGTTACCCGGTCTACGTTCCGTCGAAGGGCCGCGCGGACTGCTGCCTGACGGCCCGCTTCCTGGTGGAGGACCGGACGCCCTTCTACCTCGTGGTCGAGCCGCCGGAAGCAGACCTCTACGCGGCCCGGTTCGGGGAAGGGCGGTTACTCGTCCTGCCCTTCTCCGACCTGGGCCTGGGTTCGATCCCGGCGCGTAACTGGATCTGGGAGCACGCGAAGGCGGCAGGCCACGAACGCCACTGGGTGGTCGATGACAACATCTATGCGATCAAGCGGCGTTACCAGGGCAAGCGGATTCCGTGCAACTCCGAGGCCGCGCTGGCAGCGGTGGAGGACTTCACCGACCGCTACGAGAACATCGCCATCGCTGGCCTCAACTACGAGATGTTCGTGCCGAATGGGAAGTCGATCAAGCCATTCAACGTGAACGTGCATGTGTACTCCTGCCTGCTGATCCGCAACGACCTGGAGTACCGCTGGCGCGGGCGCTACAACGAAGACACTGACCTCTGCCTGCAAGTCCTCGCGGGCGGCTTCTGCACGATCCTGGTGAACGCCTTCGTGATCCACAAGGTACGCACGATGCTGATGAAGGGCGGCAACACCGAGGAGCTTTACCAGGGCGACGGCAGGCTCACCATGTCGCGCAGCCTGGAGCGTAGCTGGCCCGGTGTGGTGACGACGAAGCGGCGGTGGGGCAGGCCGCAGCACCACATCGCCAACCAGTGGCAATACTTCACCACTCCGCTCAAGCTGAAGGCCGATGCGGCACCCGTCGAAAACGGCCGGCAACGGTTGACGCAGGTGCGGCCCATCGAGAACGAGGGCCTGCGGGAGTGGTACGAGAACGTGAGGGCCTGATGCCGAATCCCCCGGTGCCGACGCACCTGAAGATTATCCGAGGCAACCCCGGCAAGCGGCGAATCAACAAGAACGAGCCGAAGCCTGCCGGTGACCTGAAGGACGCACCCGAACACTTCGATGAGGAACTCCGCGCGGTGTGGAGCTACGCCATCGAGAACGCACCGCCAGGTCTGCTCCGCAAGCTGGACTCCTCGGTGCTGGAGACGTGGTGCTGCGCCCATGTGCTGCACCGCAAGGCCGTGGCCGAGGTGAGGAAGTTCGGAATGCTGATGAAGGCACCGAACACGGGCGCACCCATCCAGTCGCCCTGGTTGCCGGTGGTGAACAAGCAAGCCCTGATCATGCTGCGTGCCGTGGATCACCTGGGCTTCTCACCGGCCAGCCGCACGCGCATTGCACTCGGTGACGCGCCCGCCGCAACTGGCGGTTGGGACGCCATCGCAACCGGATGAGGACTCTATGCCGAATCTGAAGCTGGCGTGTCTGCTGGTGGCGGCGATCTGCTTCGCCCTGGCGGCTCTGGGCGTGAATGCCCCGCGCGGGAACATCACCGCTGCGGGCCTGTTCTTCTGGGTGCTCTCGGCCCTGTTCTGACGTAATGGCGACTCTCGCGCGTAATCCTCCCTGCGTGGCGCGTGGGATGGAATACGCCGAGGCTGCGGCGGGCGGGGATGTGTCGGCTTGCCAACTGGTACGACTCGCCTGCCGCAGGCATCTTGAGGACCTGGACCGCTGGCGCGGCAAGGACCAGCCCTTCTACTTCGACGCGAAGGCAGCGGAGCGGGTCTGCGATGTCGTCCAGCACTTCCCGCACATCCACGGCGTCTGGGCCAAGCATCAGCGGCGGCTGGAGCTTGAGCCGTGGCAGTGCTTCATCCTGCTGTCGGTCTTCGGCTGGAAGGCCACGGCCACGCAGGCGCGGCGGTTCAAGCTCGTGTACATCGAGGTGCCGCGCAAGAACGCCAAGAGCACGCTGACCTCTGCGGTCGGCCTGTATCTGGTGGCCTGCGACGGTGAGCCTGGGGCGCACGTCATCAGCGCGGCCTCGGCCCTGCATCAGGCGAAGCTGGTGTTCAACGACGCGCAACTGATGGCGCGGAAGGAACCCGGCTTCCGCTCCCGCTTCGGCATCGAGGTCCTCGCGCACGCCATCGTGCAGCAGGAATCCGCCAGCCGCTTCGATGCGCTCTCTGCCGAATACTCCAACCTGGACGGGCTGAACATCCATGCCGCCCTGGTGGACGAGCTACACGCGCACCCTACGCGCGGCCTGTGGGATGTGCTGATGACGGCCACCGGAAGCCGAATGCAGCCGCTCGTGTGGGCCATCACGACGGCAGGCCTCAACCGCGCGTCGATCTGCTACGACCAGCACAACTACGTGATCGACATCCTGTCGAAGCGGCTGGAGGACGACGCGTACTTCGGCATCATCTTCACGCGCGACGACGGCGACGACCCTTGGGAGGAAGCGACCTGGATCAAGGCGAACCCGAACTATGGTGTCTCGATCCATCCCGAGGTGATGAAGGCCGATGCCAAGCGGGCGATGCAGATGCCCTCCGAACAGGTGGCCTTCCTCACGAAGCACCTGAACGTCTGGGTGAACGCCGCAATGGCGTGGCTCCCGGCTGGCGCGTGGGAGAAGTGTACGGAGCCGAGCCTGGACCTTGCCGACTTCCACGGCCAGGAGTGCTACATCGGCATCGACCTCGCGCTACGCAACGACATCGCGGCCATGATGATCGTGTTCCCGCCAAACGATCTGGGCCGCGACTGGTGGGCCGTGTTCGGGCGCTACTACCTGCCCGAGGAAACGGTGGGCCGCAGCGAGAACAGCCATTACCAAGCGTGGGAATCACTCGGGCGGCTGACGGCCACGCCTGGAGTCATCACCGACTTCGACTACATCATCGAGAACCTTGCCGACTTCTGCGCGGAGCACGACGTGCGCGAGGTGGCCCTCGATCCCTTCGACGCTGGCCCGCTCATCAACGACATCGAGAAGGCAGGCCTGCGTAAGCCGGTGGAGGTGCGGCAGACCGCGCCCAACCTCTCGCCCGCAATGGTCGAGCTTGAGGGCCTCGTGCTCTCGCAGCGGATCCGCCACGACGGCGACCCGGTGCTGGCCTGGATGATGTCGAACGTGAAGGTGGCCCGCTCTGGCGACCTGCTGAAGCCGACGAAGGACGCGCCCGAGAAGAAGATCGACGGCGTGGTCGGCCTGCTGATGTGCATCCACCGGGGCATGTATCGCGTGAGTGCCGCGAGGGCCGATTACGAGAACCGAGGCCTATGGTCCCTGTAGTGCAACGCTTCCTCGACCGCCTGCCTGTGCGCTTCGGTCGAGCCGCCACTCCACCGACACCGACACGCGACGGACCTACCGACATCAAGGCCCTGCACGGCACGCCGATCCAGGTGGACGGAGCGCAGTCTTATCAGGCCGTGGGCACGCCTGTGAACACGATGCCGGGTGTGATCGGCATCAGCCCCGCTGCGAACGCGGCCATGTCGATTGCGGCGGTGTGGGCCTGCTCCCGTCTCATCTCGACTTCAATTGCATCGCTGCCGACAGACCTGTTCCAGATCACGCCCGATGGCAAGGAGAAGGCGCTCAAGCACCCGCTCTACCGCATCCTCACGCAGAGCCCGAACCCGATGATGGTGATGGAGCAGTGGCTCCAGCCGACGCTGCTTGGGATGCTGCTGTACGGCAACGGCTACACCTGGGTTGATCGCATCGACGGCGAGGTGGTGGGGATCTGGCCGCTGAACCCGGCCCGCGTGTCGATGGTGCTGAACCTCGACGGCACCTTCAGCTACTACTACGCCGATCTTCGCGGCCGGTTCTGTGTCTTCAGCGACGAAGACATCATTCACTTCCGCCTGTTCACGATGGACGGGTACTTCGGCCTGCCGGTACTGATCTACCAGCAACTCACCCTCGGCCTCGCGGCGATGTCCACCACCTACGCAACCAACCTCTACCAGAACGGCGGGCAACCCGGTGGCGTGCTGGAGTATCCCGGCGTGCTGAAGAAGGATCAGGTCGACCGCATCCGCGACTCCTGGAACTCCCTGCACAGCGGGCCGAACAACGCAGGGCGCGTGGCAATTCTCGAAGAGGGCATGAAGTATCAGCCCATCGGCATCCCGCCCGAGCAGTTGCAGTACATCCAGGAACAGAAGTTCTCGGTCGAGCAAATCGCGCGAATCTTCGGCGTGCCGCCGCACATGATCGGCGCGATGGACAAGCCGACCTACGCATCGG